GGTCGTCGGTCGTGTCCCGGCAAAGGTTACTTATCAACAGTGGCTCGGTCGACAACCGGCAGCCTTCCAAGATGAAGTACTCGGCAAGGCAAAAGGAGCACTGTTTCGCCGTGGTGGCGTTAGACTGGACAAGTTTGTTGATCGGCAAGGAGCAGAACTGACGTTGAAACAGTTGGCGAAGATAGATCCGAACGCATTTGTGGATGCGAATCTAAACATAAAGGATTTCTTGTAATGTTCTATCCAATAGTGTTGAGTTGTTTTCTGGCCACAGGGTCTTGTGTGTTTACTATTGAAACTCCCATGGTTCCGTATAACGGCATGGATAAGTGCCAGTCTATGATGCAACAGATGTTGAACTATACTCACAACGAGATAAAACTTTCTGTTGAACACGAGAAGGACTATACTGTAGAAGGGAAATGCGTGGAAGAGAAAGATCTACCAAAAGCAGCGAGGAAGCATCTTCCGCCGCGCACAGGAGCATAACACAATGGCAGCATTAACAACGAAACGACGCAAGAGCCTTCCGAAGAGCAAGTTCGCTCTACCCGGATCACGAAGATTCCCGATAGACACGCGTCGACGAGCAGCAAACGCGAAAGCTCGTGCGACACAGCTCTTCAATAAAGGCAAGATTAGCAAATCGATGCGCGACAAAATCTTTGCCGCTGCAAACAAAGTGCTCAAGAGAACTGCGAAGAAACGACGAACAAAGAAACGACGCTAACGCGGCCGGGGAGTGATTCTCTGTCATGTTGAGTGATTCAACAAATGCTATGGAGGCAACACAAATGCAATTCAATTTCAGTGATAACCAAGAAGTAACGGATCTCAGCAAAGTTCCGTCACAATTCCAAGGGCTCTATTCGGAGAAGGAAGGTAGCGATGGGTTCTCTCTTCGTACCGATGATCCTGCTGTCAAGGGTGCCATAGAAGCAATCTCCGGTCTCAACACGGCACTGACCGCCGCGCGATCTGACGCTGCATCTAACAAAGGAAAAGCCGTGGATCTAAGCGCGTTGAGCGACTACGGGACGAACGTAAATGAGATCGCAACGGGATTCCGTTCCAAGGTGCAGGAGTTGGAAGAGAAACTGGCCAACACTGACGAGGTCAAATTGGATCTCAACAAAGTGCGAGAGGAAATGGGCAAGGCCCATGCGAAAGACATTCAACGTTCTGGAGAACGCATCAAAGCTCTTGAGAGCCAGTTGTATTCTCTGCTCGTTGAAAACGCTGCCACGTCTGCGATCGCCGAAGCAAAGGGTTCTCCTGAACTCTTGATGCCGTTTGTGAGAAGCCAAGTAAAGGTCGTTGAGCATGACGGCCAGATGGAAGTCTTCGTCGTGGATGAATCCAGCAGCCAGCGGTTCAGCGGAGTCACCGGCCAGCCTATGACCGTGACCGAACTCATCAGCGAAATGAAGAATAACGCAAAATACGGTCGGCTCTTTGACAGCGAACTCCCCGTGGGCGGAGGCGCACTACCGAATACCAAACCGGGTCGGCTCGCTACGCAGAAGGGAGAGCGTACTTCGATCGAAAAGATTGCTGCCGGACTCCAGAAAAAGGCCAGCTAGTCTGCAGAATGCAAAGGTCGGTGAGAGAGGCCTTTGCAAACTTCTGAGAACTGATTTATAATCGCTCTCAAGTGAAGTCGCGTTATCTTCGTTGGGTGATCCTCCGTTGCAACGCGTCGCACACCCCATGCGCAAGGGTGATCCAAGCGACGGGTTTGAAACAAAACTAGATCCCAGGAGGATTACACAATGGCTTCAGTTACTCTCGCCGAAAGTGCCAAGCTCGCGTTGAACGATCTTGTCGCTGGCATAATCGAAAACGTCATCACCGTGAACCGCATGTTCGAGATGCTTCCGTTTGATGGCATCGAAGGAAACGCTCTGGCGTACAACCGAGAAAATGCTCTCGGCGATGTGGACGTTGAAGGAGTCGGTGCTACCATCGCTTCAGTCGCGGCCGCTACCTTCACCAACGTTACAAGCACTCTGACCACGATCGTCGGCGATGCTTCTGTAAACGGTTTGATCCAAGCTACTCGTTCCGGCAATGGGAACAACCAGACGGCAGTACAGATCGCCAGCAAGGCGAAGTCTGCTGGTCGCAAATACCAGGACATGCTGATTACTGGTACTGGTGGAGCTGATCAGTTCAACGGACTGTTGAATCTCTGTGTTGCTGGTCAACACGTGAGTACTGGTGCAAACGGTGGAGTGCTATCGTTTGCGTTCTTGGACGAATTGCTTGACCTCGTCACCGACAAAGACGGTGAAGTGGACTACATCGTAATGCACGCGCGCACCATCCGAAGCTACAACGCTCTGCTTCGTGGTCTTGGTGGAGCGAGCATTGATGAGGTGGTTGCTCTTCCCAGTGGAAAGACGGTACCCGGCTACCGTGGTTTCCCGATCTTCCGCAACGACTATAATCCCATCAATCAGACGAAAGGCGCGGGGAGTGCTCAGACCACGATCTTCGCCGGTACGTTTGATGATGGCAGTCGTTCGCACGGTATTGCTGGTCTGACGGCCGACAAAGCCTCCGGGATTTCGGTCGTGGATGTCGGGGAGTCCGAGAGCAAGGATGAACACATCTGGAGGATCAAGTGGTATTCCGGACTCGCGCTGTTCAGCGAAAAAGGTTTGGCCTGCGCTGACGGGATCACCAACTAACGAGACACGAAGGAATGGCCGCCGGATAAAACCGGCGGCCGACTTTCAAACAGAGAGGATTTTCAAATGCCCGCATATCTAGTTTCTGTTCCGGACTTGGGTGGTCAGACCCTCCTGGAAGGATCAAATCGCGCAGTAGTTTTTGCTGCAACCGCCGCTGATGCACTTGCCGTCGCAAAGTCATCCAGCGGATCTGACATGAATTCTGCGTGGGGTGTTGCGACTGCTACGGAGATCACTGCTTCTGCCAACTATGCGAGCTATTCTCTGCATTGTGCAGTTCTTGACGCAGCGACTCTGATCGAAATCACCGCTCCACCTACTGGCATCAGTGTTAACAGCATCAGTGTAAATGCTGGCGGTGCTGGCTATGCCGCCAACGATGTTCTCACGCTAGTCGGCGGAACATCTACGCGCGCTGGCACTGTGAGAGTTCTCACGGAAGCTGCCGGTGTAGTTGCGACGGTTGAGGTCATTGATCCCGGCGAATACACGGTTGTTCCTACCGCAACAGCTAACGCTGCGACAGGCGGCACTGGTGCCGGTGTTACGTTGGATGTGGTCGCAAGTGCCAACTCGTTTGAATCCATGGTAGCTGCTGCTGTCTCGCTTCTGAATGCGGATGCACAGATAGCGGGTGCTGCCGTGGACATGGGCGGTGTCGCTCCTACCCTGACGATCGCTGCGGTTGCTGATGGTATTGGTGACAAGACCGTTCTGCTCGAGTTTCTGCTCGGCGGTATTGCGCAACCTAGTTTTGTTGGTACTGTGACCGACAAGGGAGTTGCTGCTGCCGTACTGGCATCAACGCTTGCTGCTGTTCCTGTTCCTGGTAAGGTTGTGGAGCTTCTTAGAAGCTAGCCAACAGGGAAAGGAGAACGATATGAAGTTGAAATTGTGTCTAGCCGGGCATTACGCGGGACGAGATTGCATCCTGGCGGGTGTCCGGTTCATTGAGGGAAAAGCGGAACTTAGAGGCGAGATGCAGGACGTGCTCAGCGTTGCCCGGTATCTGGGTAAGTGCTATCAAGCGCTTCCTGAGAACTCTGACGAGTTTGAGAAAGCCATGGAAGATCCGCGAATGGTAAATATCTATGGTGAACAAAAGTCTAGCAAAGATTCTTCAGCAGACCAGGACGAGGACGTTTCACGCAAGTCAACTGGATCGACTGGGGACAAACCTACCGAAGAGGACTCTGCTGTCGTCAGCGGAAGTGACAAGACTTCGGTCGCTGGCTCCGTCAGTGTTTCCGACAGGGGTGGACACGAGGACTCCAGGCTATCCGATAGTTCGACGCTAGGTGCGGCCATCTATGGATTGGATCCCGATGACGACGACAACTGGACGCAAGATGGCTATCCTGCAGTCGCGGCCGTAGCTGCCGCCGCTCGCCGCGCTGGCGTTACGCGGGCCGATATCACTTATGAAGTCGGCGACTGGGATAGAGAGCTCGCTCGCGCTGACCACAAATAATGGCCTTCATCTTCACAGTTGAGGACGGAACTGGTCTGCTAGCTGCAAATGCCTATGTCTCCGAGATTGTGGCCGATGATTACCACGAGGGGCGCGGCCACACAGATTGGGCATCAGCAT